ATGTTGGAGCAGATAAACTTGAGGGCTTTCTCGTAGGTATCAAACGAGCGCCACTGAAACTCATCGTCACCAGGAACATGCTCCCAGTCGACATAAAACAGCCCTGTTTGCGAACTCTGTTGAATGTTGCATACCTTCTCGTCACCCTCCCCAACGGGATCCATCAGGTAGACGAACTTAAAGTAACGCCATTTAAGATCAGAGTGAGGCTCAGCGTAATGAAGATCTACTGTGAACTTAGTGCAAGACATGATCATTCTGTGATGAGGTTGTGCTGTTTAAGTAGAATCATGTGATCTAGTACATCACCAAGTGTTGATCTGATGTACTCATCTTTGAGTGCAGCTTGTTCATAAGCTTCGTACACAGTTGTATAAAGATTGTCGAAGTCAGTTTTAGTCATGATCAGGCAAAGGTAAGTTCTTCGTAGGGGCGGAAGTAACGATCCTGCAGATACTCAATCTCTGCGTGGTTTAGTGACTTCGATGCACTGTGAAATACGTTCACACAACGCTTGCAGTGTAAGAACGTGTCGCTATATTCTTGCGGCCACTGTTCAGAGTTAGCTTGAACGTGAACTTCAGTGCAGTTGGATAGGCGAGCCACGTGGACATTGATGCACCTACCTGACGGCAGTTGTACATACTCTGTGCAGCCACGGTGAAGATCAAAGACGGAGAGTTTCATGGTTAATCTGTCCACTGATTGTCGCCTAGCCACGCGAGACGTTGGTAAAGTGTTTCGATCTGATCGTGAGTTAGCAGACACTTCTCACCTGAAGCATCGGTGTACATAAGGGGAACACCAGACACACAAGGCTTAGATTCACCCCAGGAGAGGATAGCTTCAGCCAGGAAGTTGCACTCGGTTTGAGATAGTTTCACAATGATTTCCTCCGATTAAGTTCATCAGCGTAGGTAAAAGCTTGGTCTTCGTAGTAACCCTCACGCACAGGATTAACGGTGCGCAAGTTAGCTGCAGCCTTCCTGCAGTCTGTGATGATGTAGCGCAGAGAATAGGTATCTAGAGTCTCTGCATGAGATCTCCACTTGGAGAAGTCTTCCGGCGTGGCGTAATCAGGACGCATGATCAGATCTCCCAGTAGTTGCCAAGTTCAAACTCAGCTCTGAACGCGTTAGCTATGTCTTCAGCGATAATCATGCGCAGATTCTTAGGGAATGTGTTGCGCAGGGATTGTGTCATCGAGCCGTTGCACATCAGGTAATCCTTAGCAGCAGGAAGTACCAAATTGCGCTCGATAAACTTAACAGCACGTTCGTAATCGTAGGTGCCGTTCTTGTGAAACTTGGAGAGACATTTGCCCACTGAGTTGTAGTGAGCAGATGAGAAGTTGGTCGAATAAAGTTCTAATTCGACTCGAGCATCTTGGTCAATCAAAGCAGTCATGATAAACACCTGTAATTTGATGTAAATGAGAGGGAGAGAATCCCTCAGTGAGCCTACATAAGCTCAGGGAGAGAATCTACCAGGCTGATCATAAATGATCATGCAATTTAGAAACAACACCCCGTAGGAGTGACTGTTAATCACAGTCTGGCCCCTACAGGGTGAAGTTCAAGAAATTAGCCACAAAAGTAAAAGCACGCATTGTTTGCACATAGCGCACACACTTTGCAGCATTTAACCGGGGCGAAATGATGATAGGAAGGCTGCCCTTCCGTCTGTCCAGCGTACCTGCATCAAATGCAGATGATCTGGACATAAGTTTCGCCTGTCCACGCATGGCGAGAGCGTGGTAAGTAACGCCGCTAGTTGATACAGCACGACTGTATCTTTACAGTTCTAGAGAAAGTTATCTCTGGCTGGCCGTTTCAGTATGCCCTAACCAATGCCCAAGGGATCCCGCCCGACTTGTGACACTGCGGCAGTGACCTAATTCGCCTGCTCAGTCTTACTTATGAAATTGTCAAGGTTCCTCCCCTAGAGTCCGGACACACTATGCCTACAGTTTCAAGCGGCCACAGTTAAATGTGCTTGCTCGGAGTTCACCGATAAAGGGCACATCATCCCTGGGGGCCTGCCCATGTATCAGGCAGAATGTATCTGGATTGTCTAGGTGCGCAGGGTGTGATCCCTGATGCCCTGAATCCTACAGCATGGGGGGCAGCTTGGCGAGACGCTTAGGGCAGGACTTGAAACAAAGGGAAACAATCGGCGGGATCTCAAAGGATCGCAGGGCCGAAAGCTTCAGAGCTTCAGGACTGCCACGGGCTCGCTAGTTGCCGCGTGGTTGCTGCTGGATTGTCAAGGTTCGACTGAAGCCCTGGGCCTCAGTGACCTAATGAGATCACGAAACGGGAGCCAGAAACCAAACCTTGTGCCAGAGATCTGATCGTCACACTAGGTGAGCTCAGTGCGGCAGGGATCGAAACGCGCATATGATGTGCGCACGCGCGGAGAAAACGCACACACGCGCACACATACGCACGCACACACGGGCACGCGCAGGCACACGCACGCGCATTTGCGCGCACACACCCGCCCGCACACGCACACACGCACGCGTACACACGCGTACACACGCGCGAGGCTACATCAAGTCACCATGCTCCTTCATATCTAGGGCGCAACGTATAACTTTTCGACCCCGCAATGTGCCCTTTTTTTTATATATAGAGTCTTATACACGCCGGGGGCGAGAAGGTTCTGGGTATCGGCGGGGTATTTTGGGGGTAAAAGTTTTGGGTATCAACATACTGATACGCCCAGCGAAAAAAATTTGCCGCGTGGCAAACTGCTATAAAATGTTTTCTAGTGTTATGAAGCGAAATGGCCGATATCTTTGTAGGTGGTACGAGGTATGAGGATCCTCGTGCGCTTATGGAGGATTATTTAGACCGTCTACGTTCTGCCGAGCCTTTAAATACGCTGGAAGATAGCCCCATTCGCGGTGCGGACGATCGAAATGTCGCTGAAATGGCGGATATTCTCGCTCGATTGAAAAAATCAGCCGAGGAGGAGGGGCCTCGTTCACAGATTTCGACTAAACCTCTGCGTGAAGAGTTAGATCTTCTTTTCCGAGAGCGTCAGAACTACCTGCAGTCCTTAGATCCAACAGAATTAAAGGCTTTTGGTGATCGCCTACAAGATTGGACTAAAGATTCTGGGTTGAGTATCGAAAATTTAAATGTTCAGGACTTTGGTGGAGCTCAACACGAGACGATCAGCCATCATCTGCCGTGGCAAAAAGGATATTCATTGGATGTCCAACCAAAAGTTATCGAAGGTTATGAAGTAGCCGCTAGTCCTGCAAGTCCGCTTAATGAGTTCTTAGCTAGGGAAATTGATCGGGCTATCCTTACGAATAAACCTGTTAACTTACGGGAATCTCTTTTTTCGCGTTCAGGTGCCGAGCGGCTTCATAATTTTTACCGTGCTTTAGGGCAGTATTCCGCTGCTATGTCCGAACAAGGGACCCCTAACTTTGGTTCTGCGGCTTTAGAGGGCCCACGCGGTGCTGAATTTACTGATCGTCTTAATCGTTTTGCTGAGGCGTCTCAGTCTTCAAACCCTTTTTCGTCTAGGGCACAACCCGGCGATCCTATAAAAGTCAGCCAAACAATCCCTCCGCATCTAGCTGATGTCGGTCTTCAGCTTGATGAAGCTTCCAAATTATTTAACTGGAAGCTGATTAATCCTCTTCGTCGGCGTTTTGAGGTTTTGGGAGAGGCACAAGCCCCTTATGAGGTGTCTCGTGACTTTACTCCTTCTTGGATTGAAGATGAAACAAACCCCTCCTTATTGTCGGGACAGGGTGGCCATCGTTACAGAGAATCCCGTGGTCTTCCAGTGGATGAAACTAACTACAACCGCATGCTCAACCTTGGAAGAAACCTAAGGTTTTATTTAAATAGTGTTCCGGGACGTACATCTAAATATGGGGGCTCTGCAAATATGTTGTTCGCAGGAGACCCGTTATCGATGGCTGCGGCTGCTGTACCCGAAGTAGTTCAAAACATCAAACGTGTTCCTGCGTCTCTTCTTCCTGGTGCGTCTGATTTAATCCCGAGTCCTGAAGCCATCCGTACTGGATACGCTGAAGGCCCCGTGGCCATGGGACAACAGATGGCTCGTGAATTTGCACAGAGCTTACCTACTGCTGCTGGTGCTGCGATGTTGCTGTCCACGCCGGTTGCTGCTCCATTAGCGCCTGGTCTTGGTGCCGGTATGGTTGGTACTGCTGGTGCTCGAGCACTTAATGAAGTTGTCCGACAGGAAACTGGTGAGGGTATTGTGCCCAAAGTGCGTCAGTTTTTAGGGACGGCACCGAGAACAGGTGTGTCTTCACCTAGTCGCGTAGGTGAAAAACCCCTCGCGGCACAGATCAAACCTCTATCTGCTGCACAGAAAAAACAAATGCAGAGCGATTTAGTTCGAAGTGAGGTGCAACGTCGTTTAGATCTTGCTAGGGAACGTTTTAACCCTGCGAGGGGAGAGTTTGGTATTAGTGAAGTGCTGTTTGGTCGTTAGTGTTATCTCTTCTGTTTTCTATATCTTTAATAAGGTCTTTTAAAAAGACCACGTAAGTTCGGAGCAGGTCTGCCGCGATCAGATGTCGCGTATCCATGCTCTCGAAGTAGTGCTGGTTATGTTTATCTACCGTATCGAGCGCCGTTTTAATCGTGCCGTTCCAAGGCGCACGCAAAGGCGTGTTCCACTCCCGTGCCACGGGGCGAAATCAGAGTACTCTTTAATCTAAGACTTTTTAAAGAGAACGCTACGTTGTTTTCGAGCGGCTATAACCGTAGCGATCTATACTATTTATATGCATATGACTCACTATGACTACTATTGTGTATCGCGGTGCTACCTACAATCGTGAAAAGCACTACGCTGACTACCTTCAGTGGTGGTCTTTAGTCCATCGCGCAACGCTGTGGCTCTGCTATCGAGGGCTTAAGTATCGTCCAGCCTTAAATAAGACCGGTCCCTCCGTCTTTTAGGTCGTCGAGCGTTTAATAAGATCGGTTACTCTGACTCTTAAGGGATAACTTAAGTAGTTAACTAAACCTTTTTGGCTGCACTAAGCTATTAGGACTAGCAGCCGCTATATGCTGTCGACAAATACGCGTCAACGGTGTGAATTTATCTGCGAGAGGATTGCGAGCGGCGGGGAAGTTCAGTTTAGGGATATGGAATGGATCCAAAAACTGGCGAAAGTTAATCATTCGGTTGAGTCGATGCTTCGTAAAGCGCGGCGTACCGCTATTAATGGCGATGTACCAGAGGGTAGTCTGGACGATTTTATGCAGAAGATGGACTTGGGCGATCCTGACCCGTCTAATCACCTTACGGGACCACAGGATCCGACCACTTTGGCGGAATGGTTCTCTGAAAAACGCAAATGGTTTCGTGGCGCCGAATGATCTGCCGTAAATAGAAAAAAAACGGTCTGGGCCTCGAGGTAGTGCGGAAAAATCCTCGTGGAGGAATGTTCTAACCACGCTCCTGATGTCCACATGCGTTTTTTTCCTAGTTAACTGTTTTAGACTGGTCAAAATGTCCTGGGTGTTCTTATAAATGCCGACTCCTCGTCCTTTTCAAGCACCTGTTGGCATTAGTCCCCTCTTTAATTGGGAAAATGTCGGCATGCTGAGCAGCAAAGCTCAAGCAGCCCGTGATGCAGCTGCTGGTGCAGCACAGCTAAGACGTGTGGCCCCGAAACCTACTGCTCCTCGTATGGCAGGCGGTTTACCTAGTATTTTCAGTCGTGTTCGTAGCTCTCCAGTAACAGTACCAGTTGTTGGTACTGCTTTAAATGCGGTTGATGCTGCTCTTCAGCTCTCCGAAGGGCGGGCTCCTAGTCAAGTTGCAGCTAATTTAGCGGCTTCCGAGTTAGGCGGTACATTAGGTGCAGCTGTGGGCTCAGTTCTCCTCCCTGGTCCCGGTACCGTTGCGGGCGGTATCTTGGGTTCGCTAGGCGGCGATCTTCTTACTCGAGATTTGCCGAGGGTTGAAGCTAAAGATATCAACCTGAACGATCCTGAGACTCTCCGTATTCTTAATATGTACGGGACCAGTCCAGGTGGGCAGGCGAGAATTGATGCTCTTGAAGCTATGCAAAGAGCGCAAGCTTCGGTGGACGCATTAAGCGGGCTCGATCGGAATATGAGACCCTTTTGGCAAAGGGCTGCCGTTACTACTGGAGGTAGATCTGTCCCGCCTGCTCCTGATGGGTCTGTTCCACCTGCTTCTGATGGAGGCGGTTCTGTTCCTCCCGCTCCTCCTCAAACTCGTCCTGCAGAGGAGCGGCATGCGCCTGTTACAGGGACGGTGCCTCCTACCTCAACTCCTTCTCCTGAGGAGCGCACTCAAGAAAATGACCTTGCCCGTTTCTACGCCAAAACTCACGTGCGCGGTGCAGAAATGGCGCGGGGCGGTGAACTGCAGCGTCGCCTGTGGGAATCCGGCGAGATGCGCGGTATGACTCCAGAAGCTTTCATGAGTTGGGTGGAAGCTAATCCTGGTGTCGCTTATCGCGAAGCTCAGCGCCGAGGTTTACTCCCTGAGTACGAAACCGCTTCTTTCCAGTAATCAAGAAAACCTGCAAGGAGCATAAATGTGCTCCCCATTGCCCACAGGGTTAGGAGAACAACAATCGATCTCTTGACCCCACGTGGTCGACTTATAATTGATGGAGGGTTTTTCTGGAACAGCAAAGTGTCTTTTGCTCCTGAGAATGAGTATATGCGTTATGGAATGATTGGGGAAATTCCTCAGTCGATGGCTCCCCCTTCCACTGTTCAGTTTGAAGCAGATATTGATAACGCTGGGCGTAAAGCTCAGGCTTTTTTAGATATGTTCATTGCTCGTCCTGAGCTTGCTTCTGTTTACGGTCCTTTGACTCTTGAAGAGGCAAACTCCAACACACAAGTTTCTGACGTAGAAAGGGAAGCCCTTAAAGAACTCATTAATTTACCGGGAATTCGTGAGGGCATTGAGCGTGCTCGTAGGAGCATTCAGATGGTTAAGGGCGTTTAGATGGAGTCAGAGGCTTCACTAGCTGCCGTTATTTACTTTGCAGTTAGTTATTGGGTTATTTGTTTTCTTGTAATCTGCCTCTGTAAAAAACTACTTCCTTAGAAATACGAAAGGTTTCGTTACGTTAGATCCCTTGTGCGGGAAGGCTTCCTAGAGTTATCTGACTCGCTCTAGACCGGTGTTTATTCCGAATGAAAGTGTAAACCGCATCCACGAGCAGCTCGGCAAACTTATTGCGATTGCTGCCCCAAAATCTAATAATCGCGGCAGTAACGTCGCAAATTTGAAGCAACCGCCTTATCATTTGATGCACAGCCTCTCGTGGGACGAGAACGGCGAACTTCATATTGACTGATGCGGCGCAGGCGACAACGAGCATTTCACATCTGGGCGAATGCTCTCGGTCCAAAAGCATCAGATTGTGAGGTCCTTTCCGACCGTGTTGCGTGGGTACGGACAATCATCTTTGTTTCGTACCTCGTGACCAATTGTTTCATCATCGCTGGCGTTATCCGTCACTGGTGATCTAGAGTTTAAATTCGATCTGCGGCAGGAGTAGTTTTGTCTGACCAACCTATTCCTTTTCCCTACGACGATGGTTCGTCGTTTGAGAAGCACGCCGAGGATCATCTAAAGGAAGCGCTGTATACGTACCTTGATGATGATCAGATTATTAATCGGTTACCTAGTGTGATCAAAGGAACAATCCTTGCAGCACATAAGTACCATGCAGATAGAGCAGCTCAGATTAACTTTGTGTACAAGGTGTTATTTCCTGAAGATCGTATAGACGATGTTTGACGAGGAAGACTTTGAGGTCATCCCACAGGATTCCTACAGCATCCTAATTAAGGCTGCTTGGGGTGTTGGTTCGTACGTGAGCAGCTGGCATCTCGTGGACGAGAGAAAGATTCAGTTGACGCGCAGGACGAAACCCGAGGGGTGGGATGTAAAAAAAGCAAGCAAAGAGCAAGCTGTAGAAGACTAAGGGCAAAGGGCAGTAATAAAAAACGACGTCCTTGCAAGCTATTAGGGAAATAATCTCTGTGGGAAAGCGCTAGAAAGGCGAGTTTCGTCTGTCAAAGCAGCTCAAACTCTCCACACCAATCAAGATGAGCGTTAACAAGAGGCCACTGAGCTTTAGCTGGTTCAGCCCCTTGTTTTTGGTTGGTGAAGGGAGCGTGGCGGCGACAGAAGCCGTACGGGTTGTGCGGCCCTTTGCTTACAAGTTCAAAGAAATGACATCTAGAACAACTTCGCTCCAGTTGCGTCACTTAGCCTTGTGCCCCGTCGTTAATTTTGTCAGTGATTGTTCGGACGGTCTTTAGCCGACCGCGCCTCAGGTGACCCCAATTACTAGTGTCCGATACCAGAGTGTGGTCACCACAGACGTCGCAACTCCCTTTTTTCAGAACATACGGTTTACCTGAGGCTTCTCCAAACTCCGCTCCGCAGGGTTCGCAGATGTGCTGCGCCTTTTCGAGCTTTTTGAGAAGCCTAAAGTTCATCATTTCGGATGTCTGAGCGGGGATGAGATACATTACTTAACTTTGCAAGCTAGCTGCCACCCAGTGAAGATAGCAAGCTCCATGGTTGCGAACGCAGTCAGCGCGCCATCGACACCTCTCTTAACATCAGGGTGACCATAGTCATCAAAGATTACTACGCCACCAGACTTAACCATCGGCACGTAGAGCGTTGTGTCTCGTGCTACGGACGTCGGATCGTGTGCACCATCGATATACAGCAGGTCGATCCAGGGTTCAGAGCCAAAACGACGGTTCAACTCGGGGAAAACGTCCCAACTACAACCTTTAAGGATCTCAATCTTGGCTGCGTTGTCTGATTTGGCGATATTTCCACGGGCAGTGAGCTCGATACGCTCGAGTTCGGGGTAGTTTTCGGGTTTTTCGTGGTGTTCTGAGCTTCCAGTAAAGGGATCGATCGAGATCAGTCTTGATTCTGAGTGATTCATGTAGAAATCAGACCAGAAAGCGGAGGAGGCACCCTCGTAGACACCGATCTCTACAATTTGTCGCTTAGCTTCGGGATCCAAGCGGAGATCTTTAGCCTCTTCCCGAGAGCAGAGGACCATATCGGTATTAAGGAGAGCGTCATACCAGCTCTGGTTGAGGGTGTACCGCTCGTCTAACTTCTTTTTATTACCCTGGATCGCGACTGTCGGCGTGACAGTGGGCGCCTCTTGCTTCATCTGGCTCATCAGTTCCTTGAATGAAGGCTTAGAAGCTGCGGTCATCTGAGATGCTATAAGCTCTCAGCATAGTAGCAGTATTTCCTTGACACGCTTGGGTATGCTGTGTATGATGTGCGTGTCACAAGGTGACCTACATGACTAACAACACCAACATTAACCTGGATTCCAAGCACGCGGTGCAAGCCGTTGCCATCCATGCGGGAGCCAACGCCTTTACTAAGCTTGCTATTTGGTTTGGTACACCTTTGCTTCTTCTTTCGCTCTGGATTGCGTTAATCACCGTAAGCCCTGAGGCGGTCAAGATGCGCCGAGAGAAACAGTGGGCTAAGCAGTGTCAATTAAACAGCCTGCATCTATACGGTGAACTTCGTACAGCAAGTTGCAAACAGCTTGCAAGGCTTCAGAATTAGACCTACGGTGGGTGGAGATAGCTTCGAATCTTGGTGCCCTCCTCTGATAAGAATCTCTCGGACGACGAGCTTCTTGACCTAGCGATCAAGGAGCTCCAAGGATTTATTGAGGAAGAGACGACACATTATGCGTTTGTAGAGGATCCACGCAACGAAGACGACTACGACACTTTTGAGTACGGAACGGAACCCCTTCCGTTCGACGATACCTGGGCGCACAAAGAAGACGAGGACTCGTTTGTAGCCTCCTTCATCGCTCACCCGGATTACTACGAATTCGCGGAGAACTCCATCGAGAGTACCGACAGCTAGTATGCTGTTATGGCTGGCCCGAGTAGTCCAGCGGAAGAGACAAGCGACTTAAAATCGCTCCAGCGTGGGTTCGAATCCCACCTCGGGTATCACTTTTTATTTACATGGCAGCCCAAGCTACACCGCACACACCAGCACAAATTGAAGGTCTCCGGAGCAGAAGTAAAAAGTCAAAGTGCTCTTTCTGCGGTAAGTATAACTTTGGCGTCATAGAGAGCACTAGGACAAAAGAAGGAGCTATTCGCCGTAGGTATAGCTGCGGAGATTGTCTTCGTCGAGAAACTCGTTTTGAAGTAGATAGTGTCACCTATGATGCTATGAAGAAAGCTTACGTTGCTTACCAACAAATAGAAGGTCTCGTACTTGGTTGCACTGCAAGGGCTATAAATGTAAATAAGGAGATTCCTTGTAGCTCATGCACTCATTACGGGCGGCACGGGTGTTCGTTTGACTACCCCGAGGCGGATACTTCTGAAGCCGTGGGCTGCTGCCAGTATCAAAAGAAATAATCTTGCTACCATACTGACATAGCTTATCCGCTCGATGTCGAAACCCATCCCTGTAATCGGTACGGCAATTGTTAATAACCCGTATTGGCTACACAGGCTCTTCATGAGCATTGATTATCCTGTAGAGAACTTTGTAGTTTTTAATAACAACGGGAGGGATCAAATCACGAATGAGGTAGAAAATATCAAGGGTTTTACTAACCCTTTTGTGCGGAGAGTCCACGTGACTCATATGCCTGCAAATATCGGGTGCTCTGGAGCTTGGAACCTAATAATTAAAAGTTTTATGAGGGCACCTTACTGGGTGATCTCTAATCACGATGTGATGTTTGAACCGGGGTTTTTAGAAGAGATGAGCTCTAAAGCCGAGGATAAAGAAGTAGGTATTGTTCATGGATCTGGGGGCGGCTGGGACATTTTTCTTTTAAAAGATTGGATGGTTCAGAAATACGGACTTTTCGATGAAAACCTCTATCCCGGTTATTGCGAGGATATGGACTACGGGATGCGTTTTATTCACGACGATGTGAAACGTGTTTTAGACCTTGAGCATGGTTACTACCACGGAACAAAGAAGGATTATTCCGACGGCTCTCAGACCTGGCGATCTGAGCCTCGCTTACAGAATGCTGTGCACATCGCGCACGAGATGAATAAAAGGTATATGCACGCAAAGTGGAGTGAGGCGTGGCAAGCTCATATAGAGGGCGAGACCTACAAAACTCCTTTCAATATCCCAGAGCTGCCTAGCAGCTTTACAACTTGGGATCTGGAATTCTGTCGACGCAAAAATTTAGGTTTCTAGTGTTACTATACTTCTACTTATTGAGCGGTTATGGTTACTGTCCGCCAGGCTTTTCCTTCAGCCGTTCTCTCGGTTGACGACGATCCCGCTACTCAGTCTTTTTCTAAGTTTGATTACGTCTTTAGGTCTCTTTCGACGGCCTCGAAGCTAAAGCTATCTATTGATAATCCCTTTGCAAACTGCTTCCCCGGTGATCATTACAGGTTACTAGCGGGCCTTCTTACGCATCTTATTGACGATGAGGGGAAGGTCCGGATTGTTGACGTAGGTACCCACTACGGCACAGGAACTCGCGTGATGCTCGATTACGCATATGACGCTGTGGTCGACACGTTTGATGTCCTTCCCTGGGATCAGTTCGAAACTACTTATCTTTTATCTGAGGATTTTGTTCCCAAAGGGGGGCGCCTAACCCAGTTTACTGACAATCTTCAGGATCCTGAGGTTTTTGAAACTCACAGAGATCGTTTTGCTGAGTCTACCTTCATTATGTGTGATGGACCCAAAGACGGTGAGTTCGAGCAGAGGTTCTTGAGTCTTCTTTCTACGGTTCACTTCCCTAAGAAAACCCGGTGGCTGTTTTTGGATGACATCCGTTTTGAGTCGGAAATTACGAACTGGCGTCGGATTCAGAGCCCTAAGCTCGACTTGACCTCGTTTGGGCACTTTAGTGGTTCTGGTCTAGTCGATATTTCTGAAGGTTTTAAATTCGCTTAAGCTAGCTACTTCGGGGTAAAGGAGAATGCCTTTTTATTCTTCACATACGTCCAACGGGCGTTTGCTGAATACTCTTAAGGATCTCCTGGATCGTCGCGACCTATCGTCGTTTGCCTTGAGTAAATTAGCGTCGTTATCACCTACCACGACGCGCAAGATTTATTCTGACTCAAACTATATACCTTCTCCTGACGTATTGGAGAAGCTGTGCATAACGCTCAACTGTACGCCAGGCGATATTCTCGAGATAAGCGGTAATATAGATAAATCAGCCGTGGTTGTTTCTGGTGTTCTCTAAAGCCGATTACGAACTAGCTGCTCGGATTCTAGGACTACCTGTGCCTTCGACTCCTGCGGAGATGGCAGCCGCTACTCCTGCTACGGCAGCTATTGTGCGCCGTTTTGCTACTGCTCTACCTCCTATGCCAGGGCATGAGGTGGAGGAGGGTATGTACACCGGAGCAACCCATTCTCTTAACGGGTATCCAGATAACAATAACCCTATGCAGCGCACTCAACTTGAGCAGCGCATGCGGGTTACTGATGATAACCCTAATGATGACTACCTCCTTTCTCTGATTGCAGAGTTGGAGCCTGAAGAGTTTGCCCTGGTGGTTCAGTTACTGCAGCAGTTAGCTGATCAGCAGGATGAGCACATGGATATGCTCTCAGCTCAGCGTCCTGCTCAGTACGACACCCCCAACCTGGGTTCTAATTACTCGATGCTGAATGCACCTGCATCGAACAATATCGCTCCTTCTGAGAACTTCCAGTATCTGAGCTGATGAGACACAACGTTCGTGCACAGCAGCTTCGCGAACGCGACGTTCGTCAGCTAGCTCCCTCCTTAGAAACAACTTCGTTTTTGAGGATGTACATCGAATCTAATTTCCCTCAGACGGCATCGCTGCCCTCTGTGGACCAGAAGGGTATGCAGTTGGGGGCGCAATCGATGCCTAATGAACTACAATCAATAAAGAAACCGCCCTCCGGTACTAGTTTCGATAAACCAGGATTGAGCTGATTATGGGCAAGTTTATTGGCAGTATCAAACCGGGTAGCGGTGCTGGTATTGTTGGTACCGCTATTGGCGCGGAGCTCCTGGCTGACTTTATCTCCCGAGCGCTAGGAGGCGCTTTTGGGGGTAATGAAGCTCCCCCTGTAGCACAAGGCGGTAAGTTTTTAATCTCTCCCTCTGAGATTGCGAATCTCGAGCGGGTTTACGGGCGTGAAAATATAAATCGAGAACTTCTTCGGTTGATTTCTGGCGGTTTGCTGGGAGGTGAAAACATCGATGTCGGTGAGCAGATAGCTCGAGACGTCGACCGCTCGCGCATGATGGCCTCTGAGTTAGGTCAGCGGGAATATGGTTTAAAGCAAATAGACGCTCTTGCAGCCACTAATGCAGCCTTAGCTCAAATGGCTGGACAGCAAGCTGCAGCAAGCTCTGGATTGGGTCAACAGTTCCTCCAATCCTACTTAGCTCGTCCTAATATTGATCCAGCAGTTGCCGCTATCGGTACCGGGAGGTAAGGAACATGAGTTTGTTAGCTAGAGCTCTTCTCAGTCCCGGCAGGTACGCGGGTCCTTTGGTTAAACAAGGAGCCAAAGCGGTTGCGCCTGCTGCTCTGATTGCTGGTTTAGCTCAACTCCCTCAGTTGATTGCTGGTTCCGAATCTGGGGGTACATCCTCTCAAGGAGCCGGTGGCAGTGGAGGACAGCAAGGAGGTACCACTCCGGGCGGTAAAGATTACAGCGCAGAAGCTGCTGAAAACATTGCAATACTTAAAGAGCTTATTCAGAGCGGCTTTGGTCAGCTCGCTCAAGCTCAGCAGGCGGCTACCGGCTTAAGCCAAGCGGAACTGGATTATCGCCGTCAACTTTCTGAGCGCGTACTCGACCCAGAGTTTTATAAAGGTCGAGCTCAAGTTGATCTTGAGGTCTGGCAAAAACAAGCAGCTCAAGCTCAGCAGGCTGCGATGGAGCAGACTAAAGAGCTGACTCAAAGAACTCTCGAAAAAGAAACTATCAATGCTTGGTCTGCGATCACCCAAAAACAAATTGATCGAGACACCCAACTCGCCGTGGGCATGATGAATTTGAGCGCCACGCTTGGTATGCCTAACCCTAACGTTCTCCAGGGTATGGCTTCCAGCTCCCGTACAGGGGCGGCTGGTTTCTCCCCGGTTCCGGCGCTGTACTGATCATGGCTGGTTTTCTTGGTGGACTCGGCACTATCCTCGGAGGGGTTGTCGGCGGACCTGTCGGTGCAGCTATCGGCGGTGGCCTGGGTTCAGTAGCTGAAGGCGCCATGGGTGGCGGAGGCTCCGGCGGCGGCGGTGGGGGATCCGATTACTTCTCTCAATATGGCGCTTATGCCGCCATGATGAATAACCCTCTTACCGCAGCCATCAATGGCTTGGCGATTTTGCAGGGTTCACTCGGCGGTGCACTGGGCCTTGAAGGCTCGACCATTGCTAACTCGCAGTTAGGCATTCTCAAGGAAGCTCTAAACCGCGCAGAAAAAGCTACTACCTCCCAGGCTGCTGTTACTACAGGGGCAGCTGGTGCTGGTATTGACGTCCAGAAACAACTGGCTCAATCCCGTATTGCTACTGAGCTTGCTGGTCCTCAGTTGCTTGGTCAAGCTGGTTCCGCAGCTCTCGCAGGTGAGAATGAGCTTGCTCGCTCTCTAGCAAACACCAATCTCGGTCTTCGTCAGCTTCAAGAAGCTACCCGTTCCGCTGTAGCTCAACGACAAGCTGACACTCTGGCTGATGTCTTCAGCACCCGAGCTAAAACTGAGGGGAGCCTCGCTCTTGGCGCACAAGCACTCGAGAGTGGTCTGAAACTCCAGCAGGCTAAGACGCTTAGTGACCTTGCAAATATCCAGGGCCAAACTAAAGCCCAACTTGCTCTGAAGCGCTATGGTGCTAGCCAAGCTCTGGCTGGTACGCGTTTCTTTGCATGATCCAATCAAAAGTCGGAGATTCAACCACCGTTGCAGCGTGGTTGGATTCGCTTAGTAAATCTCAGCGTGATGCTTTTACGTATTACGCCAAGAATTCGACTAGTGATATCGAAGCGTTTTTGTTCGCACGTTTTCTAAAACCTGGCTACGAAGGTTCTATTTCGGACCTTACAGCTTTTATTCAAGAGCGATACCCGAAAGCAGATCTACGGAAGGACCTGCTGATCGAGATTGACGCTCTGAAAATGGACTTAGGCAACGTCCGGCAGATGACTCTGACCGGTATGTTGGACCACGCCACAGCAGCAACAAAGATTGCTGTCCTGCAAAAGGAACTGCGGTCGCATATCCAGGCTGTTCGTCAGCTAACCGATGGCCTTGATCGCCGGGGTCTGCTACTGGCGGGCGCGGATAGGTGTCTGCGTGAGCTAGTCAATAGCTTCGAAGACCAGCCCACGATGAGCGCCTTGCTTGAGGAAGCATCTTTGATCGTGTGGTCGGTGATTGAGCGCGAAGAGAAGACATAAAGAAGGAGGCTTTAAGCCTCCCTCCACAACGTGAATAACGAGAACGGATTCTCTTGGCTTTTGGTTAGACACGTTCCATCAAACTTAGCACGTTCAGCACAGGAGTCCTGAAAATACCCATAAACGAATCATTTACACCAAGAGACATAACTAGTTCTTCCTCGTCTTCAATGAAGCAACCGAAGGGCAGAACACACGCCGGTTGGTGAGAAATGTCGTTTCCAACAGGGTCTGTCCAAGTAATCAGGTCGTCGTTGGTCGAGCCGACGAAGAGCGGTTCTTTCATCATGCGTACGATCTTGGTCTGATCGCTATCCAGGGTGTAGGCACTTAGGGCATACATCAGATAAGGACGGCGATCCAGTTCGTGCACCATGTACTTGAAGTGGTAGAAAACGAGCCACTCGTCCCCTACTTGTACAGGTGCGGTCGAGTTAAAGGTCGGGTGGTTACCTGTGACTTCTTTCAGGCAGGAGGAGTCAATGACCTTGTCTTCTCGTCCAGGCGTTTTGATGACGATGGGAGCTGTGGAGTAAAGAAGTTTTAGCTCGTCGCCTTTGGAGTAAAAACACCAGTTTTTCTCAGCCGCACCTTCTTCCAGATTCCGTCCCAGAGGAGGGAAGAAGCAGTCAACTAGTTGCCCGTACTCGTCGATAAGACCTGTGCAGACTTTCGGGCTCTTGACGAGTTTGTGTTTCGAGCTGTCCCACTTGCTTGCATAGCTACTAGTGATGAACTGACAGTGAAGCTTGTCGTCGGGAGACAGGAAGATCCGAGGGTCTTCGTAGCTAAGACGATGCCTCCCTGCCCTGAGTTTTCTGGCTGCGACGATCGTGTCGTCTTTAATCAGCTCACCCACGTAGATATCTGTGGGAGTGTTGTTGTAGTAGAAGTACTTCATATCGTGCCTAAACACGAAAGGCTCTGGTTGAGAGCGCCACGCGATTAGGGTCGATCCTCGGTGCTTGAGCACACAAGGGCTGAAATTTGCTACCGCTGTTGAGGGGAGACCGTCGGTAATTCGCACGAACTCTCCTCCGACTTCATGCGCTTGTGTGTAAACGGAAGGAAATCCCTTGTCCGAGGGGAGATGTACCTTTCGGACAGCTCGTTCGTGATAAGTCCGGTAGCGATGGAATTGAAGACTCACTTGCTCAGCTCCTCCATGGCACGTTGGAATCCTTCAGCGATACGGTCCCAGCGGTAAGAAGGATTCTGAGTGACTTCGAAACAGGACTCAGCTACATGATTGCGATAGACCTCATCTTCATAGAGCTCCGTGAGCAGCTCCGCCATATGGTTTACATCTACAATTCCTCGTTCGACACAGAGGTCTTTGTCATAAATCCACGAGGCAACCCGAGCAAGGGGAGCCTTGTTTTTCCAGATGTCCGCGCACGACGTGTGGTCAGGGAGTACTTGAGCTCGCTTGCATGAGGCATGCTCGAAAGGAACCAAACCCCATCCTTCACCATTGGCCGTGTTGATGCCAACGTCGCAAGCGTTATAGATCTTGTTGAGCAGCTCGTCTGGCGGTGCATTCACATAGTTGATGTTGTTCGAGGTCATGATCAGGCGTTGGTCGGACTTAAGTCCATGACGCTTCATCTCGGTTTCGAAGAGCGCTCGCACATCCCACCCGAGATCCTTCTCGCTCATGTGGAGGTACAGCATCGTGTCGGGCTTATCTTTTGCGAACTCGACGAACGCCTTGATCGTTAGGTCGATCCGTTTCCGGGGCTGATTCCGGTTTGCGTTAAGCACAATGAACTTGTCGAGAGGCAGTTTGAGCTGTCGCCGTGCCTCGTCCCGGTCCATCGCGAAGAACTTGGACGTATCGATTCCGTGAGGGACCACTCCCATCAGCTTCGGAGTGATGCCGTGCTTCATCAATCGTTGAGCTTGTTCGATCGTGAAGGTGATCGCGAAATCCCAATCCTTCACATAGCGCAGGTGACTCTCGATGTACCACTCGGAGTCGATTGGGAAATAAGCGATGAATTTAAACTTTAGAGAGGACTGCAGCAGGTGGATCCGTTCCCACACCTGATTGACGACCCAGATGTCATTCAGACAGATAACGAAGTCAGGTTTCTCCGCCTCGACCACCTGTGGCAGACGACCGATACCAAAACGATCAGAAGGATTATGAGCTGCAGCGGGATAGACCTTAAACGGGAGGTTGTGAGGATCTCCAGCGTAGTTGATACCAAACGCAACTATTTCGTTATCGTTAGCTAAGTGCTCAAGAATACTATGTGTGACTCTAGCGAACCCTGTGTTCGAAAGAATGTCTCCATACCAGAGAATCTTTGCCATTTAAAGGTAGAATCTGGCTATTAGTATACAGACATCTTTTAAAAGGACATGCCGAGTAGAGAGTCATTTGCTTATCGACGTGCTCTTAAGTTGCGTGCAGCAAAAGCTGTTGACTCTGAGGCACCCGAGTTAAGTTCCATATTCACTAGAGCAGCTGGTGATTTCTCTACTTTCTGTACGGTTATGGACAAGGCTCCAGCCAAGCATATGCTGGAGTGGCATCAGCACTTAGTTACTGGTGAGAGCAATAGATACCTTATAGATATTGCTGGACCTAACCTAGATATTCTCGCCCCTCGAGGTAGCGCTAAGTCCACAGTGCTCAACATGTTCACTGCTTGGATCATCGGGCGGCACACGACTGCAGGGCTTCCACTCCAGATCATCTACTGTTCGTACAACATCGCGACGGCGATACCTAAGAGTCGAATCATCAAGCAGATCCTCGACTCGTCGACTTACAAAAAAATCTTTCCAAAAGTTCAGCTCCGATCGGGCATGCAGTCCGACATCGGTTGGAGTATCGATTTCGACTACGCAGGCATCAGCCGTGTGGGCGACGAAGAATTCACGCTTAGGGCTGCTGGTCTCCGAGGCTCAATTACTTCTAAGCGTGCTCATTTGGTTATCGTCGATGACCCTATCAAGTCCAGCACTGACATCAAGAACCCGACCATTAGGGAGGAGATGAACAACAACTGGAGCTCTGTTATTGCTCCGATTATTTTCGAAGGCGGTAGAGCTATTTGCCTCGGTACTCGATTCCATCCTCTAGATATCCACAAGACGATGTTTGTCCCCCAGAAGGGGTGGAAGCAAGTTACACAGGAGGCTCTTACGTACGACGATAAAGGTGAGCCAGAGAGTTACTGGCCTGAGCAGTGGAGCGTTGACTACCTCCAGGGTCAAAAAGAACTAGATCCTGTTGCTTTTGCTTTCCAGTATCAGCAGCAACCGGTGATGACCTCCGATCTGGTGCTTTCGCCAGACCTGCTGATAAAGGGAGATGTTGTCACTGAGTTCGACAGTCTCGCTGTAGGCATCGACCTTTCGGCGAGTAAGAACGAGACATCCGACTACACCGCTTTTGTTTTAGCCGGGAGGTTGAAAGACAAGTACTACGTTATCGATGCTCATCAGGTTCGATCGATTGGGAACCTTGAGAAGATAGATCTACTGTGCAAAATGTTGGTCGAATGGGGCATCCTCCAGGAAAACAGTGAAGGCGAATACTTCCCGACTTACTCCACGTGCACTTTAGTTGTGGAGTCTGTTGCCTACCAAGCTTCTCTAGCAGCGGACCTCAGGAGAATTCTTCTTAACGAAAGAGGACTAGGCAACATCCACATCCACGAGGCAAAAGGTTTTCGTGGAGACAAGATCGCTCGTTTTAGGGGTACGCTTGGCCTGCTCGAAAACAAAAAGGTGGTCTTCAATAGGTACCGAAAGTTTGACGCTCTGTTCGATCAACTGATCAATATCGGGGCGACTTCTCACGACGACCTTCTTGATGCGTATACCTGGGTTATTACCTACCTCCAGCGTCGAGGTAACTTCGAAATGGAGTACTAATAATGGCTGATACCTCTTGTTCTAATGCTCTGTTGTACTCCTCTAAGTACTTCATCGCGGTTACTGCTCACAACCCTTTAAACCGCTTTGACCCTTTTCTAGAAGTTCTGCGTGGGTATGAGGAGCTGCCTGGTACGAAAGAAGTTTTTGTATTTATTGATTATGAGCACAGAGAGGATAAAAACACCCTACTTAGTCTCATAGACAGTAACGTTAAAGGGTTGAACGTTGAAATTATAGTCGCTCCAGAAGAGTACAAAGGCTTCTCGCTTACCTGGAGTCACAAGAACCTGCTTCGCCTAGCTGTCGAGGCTAGAGCATATGACTTTTATATCTACACAGAGAACGATATGTTGTTCTCGAGTGAAAACTTCTTTTATTGGTTTAATTGGAAGGACAAACTGAAACTGTTGAATCTCGAACCGGGCTTCTGTCGTTTCGAGCGATTTGAGGACAAGTTCGTTCCTTTTGACAACCACCGTCAGTGGCAGCTAAACGCCGAAACTCCTGAGGTTTGGGGAGATCGTCCTTACAGAGTTGAGACGTATTTAACTCCGTACTCTGAGTTCGTAGGTTTCGCCTCTCTAGGTAACCCTTACGGGGGTCTTATGGTTTTGGATCAACGGATGGCTGAGGAATACATAAATTCGGATAGCTTTGACCCGACCGAGAGCTACAAGTTAACTAGGCATAGGTGCTGGCCAATTGCAGACCGAAGCTCGATGGGAACAATTTTTGAAAATCTGCGTTCCGGACAGGAGCATCGCCGTGTGGTACCTCTTGTTACGTTGGAGGGATCAGTGCAAATAGCACCGTGCGGGTTGCTGGAGCATTTGGATACGAAGTACAGCAAAGAACTCAGCGAAAAAGGCGTTGATCTGTTAGATATCTCTAAGCTCTTGGTCACCTGATGCTTTTCGAAGAAGACCGATTTATGTTTAATGAGATCGACGACCTAGCTCCTTCCGCATCTGATATGTTCAGTGATAACGTGAACCACCCTATGCACTATACGCAAGGTGCTATTGAGTGCATTGATGCTTTAGAGGCTGCATTAGGTAAGGAGGGCTTACGTTCCTACTGCCGTGGCGCATGTATGAAGTACCTCTGGCGCACCGAATTTAAAAACGGTGTGGAAGATCTAAGAAAATGCGCTTGGTATCTGCAGAAATTAATCGAAATTTCTGAGGAGGAGAGTTAAACTGAGTTTGGAGCTCTTTTACTATGGATATTCGTGCCTTTGGTTCTGTCTTTGGGCAGACATCTGTACTCCCCTACGGGAGCGGGATTTCTTGGCAAACCTCTGATGGAGAGCGTAGGTTTCCCACCAGCCGTGGCGTCTATATGAACGGTACTGGCAACCATACTGTGTATGTGGAGCTTTCTGACGCTCCAGGTCAGTACACGTCGATTACAACCTCGGCTCCCTGCTTGCTTAATTTGGCTTGCACCGCTATTAGCGGAGGCACCGCTAGCTCTGCCGTTGTGCTCTTCTGATGAACCCCTACCTGAATGCCGCCACCGATTTTTCTGAGGCGTATCGCAAACAGATTGATGCGTCTGAGCGTCAACGTCGCTCCGACCTCTATTCAGACGAGGCGTTTGCGGACTCTCAAGAAGAGGAGGCGACTAGCCTTATCGGCGAGCCGACGCCTCAAGCGCCGATTCCTCCTAGTGAGTATTCTGACGGTGTACCCAATGGTACTGCTGTCGATATGGGTGATGACCGTGGGAATATTCTGGCGCGAGCTAAACGCCGCGTAAGTTCGTATTTAGATTCCAGAAACTGAGTTAGTATGCTGCCAGAGTTTTCTGGTCAGCGTGCTCATAGATTGTTTTCCCTACTTCAACGAGCGGGAAATCCTCGAACTGCGGGTCCGCACGCTTGAGGATCATGTCGACGGCTTTCTGATTACTGACGCAAACCGTACGCATAGGGGCGAGGAGAAGCCTTTTACCTGCCTCGAAACGATTAGAGAACTTGGGTTGCCTGAGGATAAGATCCAAGTTCTCCATGTAGAGCTACCTTCCATGGAGGAAGCTCCGGACCCTTGGATCCGCGAACGTGGCCAACGAGATGCACTCGGCGTCGGTCTGCACATGATGCCTGACGATACAGTTTTTATCTGCTCTGACTGTGACGAAATAGCTAATCCCGAGAAGTTCAGCGAACTCCTTAAGGTCGTCGAAGAGGAGAAAGAAAATGTTGTGCGTTTGAGTATGTCTATGCACTACGGGCGTGCCGATCGTCAACTCGTATCACCGGATGGTGAGCTGTTTGACTGGCGTTGCGGCGTAGTCAACACTGTGGCTCGACTAAAGGAGTTTGGAACCCTTTCCTCGATGCGGGCCACGCAGGCTAACCGCTACTTCGGTGATCGAGACGCTGGTTGGCACCTTTCCTGGATGGGTGACTCAGACAAGAGAAAGACGAAACTTCGTTCAATTGCTGAGTACTACATCTGGGATCGTCCTGAGGTCCAGGAGCTCTGTGAGTCGTTTAAGCCTGAGGAGGGGAATACGGACATGCTCGGTCGCGAAGATCATCTCTTGACTTCGTATCCTCTTGAAAATCTCCCGAAAGAACTGGTTAAACTGGAAAGAGTAAGAGAGTACCTGTTGCCCGATGTCCGATAAAATGCCCTCCGAAGTCTTAGCGCGTTTTAAGGAAAAGCAGGAGGAAACCAAAGCTCCTAGCGGTGAGGAACTTCGCGGCGACGCTGAAAAGCGCACTCGTGCTCGGGATAAAGCCCGTAAGCACAAAGAGATGAAGTCTTCTAAGTAATTTTATTTCGGGTTTTTAACCCGCAACAGTGAATGGCTTCCGCCTCGACTGAAAGCAGAACAAGGTTCAACGAGATTCTGGAAGCTTCGCGCACTCAGGATCGGAGCAGCCAATCGGCCACGATGGTTGTGCTGAGCCACCTTCAGCAGATGACCCTTCTCATGATGAAGAAGGGTCTTACTTTTTTCTGCGAACAAGACACTTATAGAAGTCGTACTCGATTCCTAGAAGACGTTATCCGCCTTAACCGGTTGGATATTCGCTTCCCTTCAATTATCAGGAACTTCCTGATCGACGGGTGTGGACTTTTCTATTTCCGACCCGACCCCAAACTCAAGTATCAGATCTATTTCTTTAACAAAAACCAATACCGCGTCTACCACGACGTAAATGGGGAAGTCGAAGAAGTAATCATTATCTACAGCTACAAAGTAAAGAACGCAAATCTCGGTTTACCCAGTAATGCGTACGGACAGAACAAGCGTTACGTTCGTCTATCGCTTACTGCAGATGAAATTACCGAGGTTGAGACGGATACCGAACTGAGTTTTGACCTGGAACCCGGTGCGATTCTGTCTCCCGCAAAGAAACGCCCTAATACCCTCGGTTTTGTTCCCGCAGTTGAGGTTTTAAACAAGCCCAACGCCAGCGGAACGGAAGGAGAGGGTGAGTTTGATCCGTTTATGGAGCAGATTGTGCTCCATGATCAGTTAACTCGAAATATTGCCAAGAACATCGAGTTCTTTGGTAACCCGACGCTGATCAGCTCCAGACCCCGCAGCGATCTGGTCGAAGCGAACGACAGTCAAAGCACTTTCCGGCCGACTATTAGTAGTCAGAGCGGTTTTGCCGGTGTGGACAGCCCGTCTACCCGAGTAAGTGAACCGTTCGGAACCGGTATGGGCTCTGGTCTTCGCGTTCCTAGGATTATCGCGAACGTCGAGCCTTCCGACCGAGTCGGTTACATGACGCCTGACCCCGTTAACGGGGACATGAACCGCTATACGCTTCTCCTTCGGGAGGAGATCCGAACCGCTTTAGGCGGTGTGGATGAGATCTCGATCTCGGCTGGCGCTACGGCAACGGAAATCAAGGGTTTGATGGGTCGTGCTCAAGCCACGGCTCTTCGTAAAAACAAAAGCTTCCTGACTTACGGGTTCAATCGTCTCTTAGAGATGATGATCTACCACCAGGAGCAGATCTTCCGCGAGTCTTTCCTGCTGGCTTCTGGCATGAAGGAGCCCACGCCGCCTAAAGAAGAAACTCCAGAATCGATCGAGAAGTACAAAATCTCTGTACTTAAATTCGAAACCAAACTTGACGAGGCTATCAAGAAAGCCGTCGCCGAGAACAAGGTACCGCGTGGTGTTGTCGGCCTTCCTGAAGATGGGGACCGTGAAGTCTCTTATCGCTACCAGGGAGATGTTTATGAAGATACGTCTTATGACGTTCTTCAAAAGTCCATGGTCGTCCGCAACATGCAGGAACTAGGCGTAGACAGCCTAGAGGCCATGAAGTACCTTTTCCCCGATAAAACTGATTCTGAGATAGCGGAAATGCTGAAGGGTTTCCCCTTCCGCATGATTCAACAAACTCAATCTGCGATGCAACAATTTCTGGTATTATTATCCCAGATGTTGCAGTCTCCGCATCCGCTTGCGCCTAACCAACCGCTTGCGGCAGATCCTAGACTGAATATCACTCCGCTCCTTTATAGGACGTTTGACCACCTAGCGGAAGAATTAACCTACTCGGGTAGCTATGAGCCAGCAGATCCAAGCTTCGACCCCGAGCCCGGTCTCCCCGGCGGTAGCAGCCCCGGCGGCAACCTCGGACCAGGGCTCTACCGCCTAC